ATCCTCTAAGATTTTTTTTCTTGGTCACTCTCGCCGCCTCTGGAAAAATCACCGTCCTCGGTCATCCCGTCAACGATGCGATACAGTTCAGCTGGCGGCAGTTGGTCGAACAGCACGTTTCTAGCGGCATCTGGGAACATTCGAGCGTTTCCCTCGCTATTTAGCGCCCGGCATAGAAGGGCCTCGACGTATGCCGGAACGTCATTCGCACCCTCTTTTTTTGACAGAATCCGCCCCTCCTGCCGCACGGACATCGGTCGGTAGTATATTTTGCCATCGCAACCGTTCGCCTCGTCATCAAAATATTCTGAGTAAACGTGGCCCAGCTCACCGGATAGCGCGGCGGCGTGTTTTGCTCTAATTACGTCAATTGCGCTCATAATTACGCCACCGCGTCAGTTAATGCACCCACACCTGTGAGCGTGATCGCTACTGGAACTGTGGAGCCTGATGCGTTTGACCAGCTCAGACCAGTCACTAATGCTGAGCCTGTTTTGTACGCAAATCCTGCGGTGTTGCCAGCAGGGTAGTAGTTGATCGTGACAGTTGCGCCAACTGACAGCGCACCCTGACCAGCGGTATCCGAGGGGTCGTAGTGACAATTTGCGCTACCCGACCAGCTGGTTTTGTCTGCCTTGACGGACGTGGCTACACTGCCGAGATTGGTGTCGTCTACGGTCGAGACGGTCTCCTCCACGGAGATGTCAACAATTTCCGCTATAGGTACCGAACCCACGTACATGGTGCCGTTTTTTCCGAGATGTGATGCCATTATTTAGGCTCCTGTTTCTGTTTCTGTTTTTTTTGGGTCGTAGGCCGCGCTGGCTTAATAGTGTAGCCTATGGATTTGTAGTGCTCGAGTTTTGACGGCAGTATTTTAATGCCGCCAGGGTGGTCTTTTGAGTACACTGTCATTTTATTATCCAATTATTGTGTTGCTGTTTTTCGGGTCGACGCGGTAGAGCGCATCATATGATATGCGACCCAAAGCGATGGGTTTTTCGGTCTCGGAGTCGAGGCCGATCTCGGTTGATTGATACTCGACGTCCTTCACCGCGCCGCCGATTGTTTGATCTGCTGAGATAGCATTTTCAACGTCCGCGCAGATCGTATCGAGAGTTGCATCAACCCCATTTGCGGATTTTACCCTAATCTCAATGACGATCGATAAAACGCGGAACGAATCTGAACCCATTTCGTCGAGTCCAGATTGCCGCTCCGACCCGGTGAATACCGAGATTGACGGGGCTAGATCTGAAGGGAGGCTGTAGAGCCGGTTCGGGTAAACTCGGGACCCAGTGAGCGCCAACCCAGTGAGCGCCAAACCAAGCGCCTCTCTAATTTGCTGCCGTGCATGCATTTACTGCTCCTCCAACATCAAAACCGTCATGCCGTAACCGTCCGGCTCGAACTGCTGGACGGCGTACAGCGCAATGGAGTTTTGATCGCTGAATTTTCGGAGGGCAACCTGCCCTCCCTGTTGGATATTTGAGACATCGGCCTCACGGCATTGGAACGCAGGGCGCGAACCCATATACCCCTCGGCCTCCTGGTATTTTGCCGAAAACAACCCAAGCACCTGCCGACCCGCATCATCTAAATAATGATCTGAGTCCGCAAAATACCCAAGCAAATCCCCGTCCTGCTCAATCATTTTTTGACCTTAACCAGTTTTGCAGACCCCATCGCCATAAGCCGCTTGGCCTGATCATCGGGAATGTCGGCCTGTTTCCCTGCCTCCAGCGGTTTCCCGCCAGCGAAGCAGTCGCGCAGAATTACGATTTTCATATCAACCTCCAAGGCGGGGGATACCCCCCGCCAGAAATTACGCGGTGATCACATCCATCATGGCGGCAAATGATTCGGGGTGTCGAACAGCGATGTCAACATCCTGTAGCGCATTAACCTCAACTCGACCGGCAGAACTGGTGGGCTGGGTGAACAGGTCAAGACCGCCCCACATACCAACAATCAAATCGTTCCAGTTGCCGTAAAGCATGGCTGAGAGATTGGTGCCACTGCCCTTGGTGAGGCTCGATGGCAATTGGTTTGTTACTGCGACGTTGTGGCCGTACATTGTGCCGTTATCGTAGATAAACTGCGCCGTGTTGGCTGCTTTTTCGGTGGTCGCCAGCTTACCTTTGGTCGCCGCGTTGATGATGTAACCGGTGCCGGTGACGTTTTGAGACTCAACAGCAGAATCAAGGGCGACAACATGCGCGAACGTTGGTGCCGCGCCATTAGCCCCACCGATCACTGCGCCGATACCGGTGGTGTTTGCTACGCCAATTGGGGAGCCGCCAGCGCCGTCACCAAACAGAGCGGCATAATCAATGGCCAACGCCATTTGAGATGCCAGATCCATGCGAACCATTGACTCAACATCAATTGATGACTGTGCGATCAATCGACGAGAGAGGCCGGTCAAAGCGCCCACCGTGCGCGGAGTCAGCTGCACCTGATCAAATGCGGCATCAGACTGAGCTGGAGCGCCGTTTTCCGCCACCCAGAATGCGGTTGCGCCGCCGGTTTGTCGAGGAATAGCTACATTCCCGTTTAGGCCGCTCAATACTGTGGCCATACCCTCACCCAAAATCACCGCCTTGTTTCGCAGCAGGTCAATAAATGAGCCGCCAAGAACATCGGTTTGAATCAGATTGCCGCCAGCGGCTGGCACCCCTGCGCTCAAATCGCGTTTCAGCACATCGAAAGGAACCAGGATACCTTGGGGTTCTTTGCCGCTGCGCTCCGCTGCTGCTGCGCTGGCCTCAAACTCAAATTTTGCCGATTCTTGCGCGCGTCGATCAGTCGGATTAGCCATGGCGTTGATCGCTCGAAGGAAAGAAAAACCGGCGGCCTCTTTTGCGGTCAAGCCAATTTCCGCGCTGTCTGCAACTGCGCGGGTTGGCTCGGTTTTGCCGATTGACTCCAGTAGAGCTGTTCGGAACTCGTCAATGGTGCCGCCGGACTCCACAAACTGCCGCGCTAATGTGTCGTTGCTGTACGCGCTGCCGGTTTTCAGGATCTCGCGGACGCGCCCCTGCTCATCGCTGCGCGCCTTGGATTGAATCGCGGAAATATCCACGGACTCGGTTTGTTTTTCTGGTGATTTCTCAGTTTTGTTTTGCATTTTGCTGCCCTTAATGTTTGCTGATCTGCCAACGCCTACGCGGTCGTCGGCTGGAATTGACACGAAACTGATTTCGATTGGCTCCCAATCTGTCACCAAATACTCATCAGCCCCGCCCTCGATTTCAGTGCGCTCCTCCGTATAGATCCGATAACCTACGGAAATTTTAGAACGAATGCCATCAATCACATCATTAAAAATCTCATCGGCTCGCGCTGATCGACCCAGCCGAACAGTTGCTCTACCGATTTTATCGGAGTCGATGGAAACCGACTCAACAACGCCAACGTGATCCGCTGCGTCGTGATCAACTAAAACAGCTCCGCCGTTCTCCATGCGACCCAGCCGCACAGCCCCTTTGGAGTGATCCAGTATTTCTATTCCGTACCATCGAGGCACCGGATTCTCGCTAGAGAACGCCAGCTCGATGGTACGATTCTCTTCGTCAATATCGCGTTTTGAAACATCAAAATCGCGGTATTGAGTATCGTTAAGGCTGCGTTTTTTCATTAGTTTCGCTCTCTGCTATTTTGTCGTTTTCAATGGAAATTCCCAACTCCACCATCATATCACGGTCTCTTTTGATCTCACGCCACACATCAAGCGGGTCGCGCCCCTGCTCTCGGATGATCTCCGACACAGAGCGAACACCGAGAGCCAGCGCGGACTCGTGAGCTTTCATCTCCTTGAGCGGGTCAACCCACTGCCAGCGGCGCGGCTGCCATGATGCCGCTGAATATCGCTCAACATCGGCAGGCCGGAGGTTGCCGCCAAATCCAGTGGGGATTCCGTGCAGCAGCGCCATTTTGACCCACTCACTGAATACTCGCTCATGGAGTGACTCAATAATCCAGTTTTGGAGCATTTTCCACGTGTTTCTCTCATCAATCGCCCCCTGCCGGAGGCTACTAAAATTCACACCTTCAAGGTCGTTTGCCAGGGAATTATAGGACACTCCGAGGCCGGACGCGATGGCGCGCAGAACCTCTTTAACAAAATCTCCGTAGGCTGATGTGGGGTGTTGAGGGTCAAACGGTTTGAAATCTACGCCTGCTGGCAGCTCCTCGAACTCGCCCGGCTCCATGTCAACAACCAGATCGCCGCCATCCTCTTGTTGCCCGTATCCTGCTGAGTCAATACCTGAGGTAAAAAACCCCATTTTTGACGCTCCAACGCGCGCAGCAGTCAGCTCAGCCTCCTCATACCCGCCCAGCATGCCCAGCCTCAACAGTGCTGAGGTGATCCATGGGACTGAGCGGGTCTGATTTGGAGCCTCGATTAGTTGGAGGTGAATCATTTCGTCCGCTGGGACTCTCGTGTACGTTGCGCCGGTGTAAAAATAATGGTCAGTAGAGCCTGTGCGCAAATGGTAGGCCACCTCTGCGCCCCATTCGTCAAGTTCCACTCCCATTCTAATCTCATTTTGGCCGCCTTTGCGGTGCAATAAATCGTAGTCAACCGCCACCGCCTCTGGGTCGATCAACTCCAATGAAAACCCGTGCTTATTGTCAAAGCCCCGGTGCAGCCGGATAAAACATTCGCCATCACGCGCCACCGTCTCCAGAGCAACTTTTGTCATCAGCGTGAATGATAATTTCCGGGTCACTTCAGCAGTTCCGCGCTTGCACCACTCAACCCATGATTTCTCAATCGCGGTCGCCGCCACCTCGTCAATTTTTCCGCCAACGTCTGTGACGCGACTCTGGAGGATGATTCCAGAATCACCAAGGACGTTCGTTTTTAGGAGACTGAAAAACCTGCGAACGTGATCATTGTTTTGAGCCAGCTCCCGAGATCGAGCGCGCAGAATTCGGAGTGACCGCCGAATGTCGGTGTCTGGCGGCGTGGTGATTTTGGCCATCGAGGCCGTTAAATTACTGGTTTGAGCGCCGGAGAATGCGCGGGATTGTCGGCGTGATTGCGCC